TGACGGTTACTTGGACCGAGCGAGCCAGCACGGGGGACCGCTACATCTTGCGTTTGACCAGCATCGCAAAGAACACGACGACCGATTTCACCCTGCTGAAATCCGCCAACCTTTCCAACTATACCAACCGCTATGACCAATTTTCGATTGCCGTGGGGTCGCTTGAAACAGGCTCGTATAAATATGAAGTTTACGATACCAATAGCACGGTTGCCGCTGCTTTGGCGGTCGTTGAAACGGGCTTGGCATTTATACAAACCGCAACGATAGGCTTTAACACCTACTCAAACACAATCACTTACAACGCCTATCTCGCATCCAGCGTGAGGGTATTCGACTCAACCTTTGATTCAACCTTTGCATAATGAGCGTACAAACACGAAGCGACCTCCAAGCGAGTGCCTTAACCATTACCAACGAAACCGCTGCCGGGGCGAACACCGCATCCCGTGTGGGGGGTCTATTCGACGACCTTGCAGACACCGCAACGCTTGACCGGGAGCGGGGCTTTGCGAACCTTTACCTCGATACCAACACGGCTTTCACCCCAACGCAGGGGCAAAGGGTTAAGTTGACAAGTGCGATGAGTTCAGGTGTTTTGTCAACCTATAATTTCTCACGAACTACCAACTCGCTGACCTACACAGGCACAACGGGGGCAGCCCTTCGCATCGCTGCATCCATGGTCTTGACGCAGGGCAACAACCACCAAATCAAAGTCTACATCGCCAAGAACGGTACAACGATTGACCAGTCAATGACCGAGATTACAATAAGCCACTCAGACGGCCATGCCATTTATACGGAGGCATACGTTACGGGTGCGGTCAACGATGAGTTCACCATCTACATCAACGCAATCGATAGCGGTGGAAGTATCACGATTTCAGCCCTTTCATTCACAGTTCATACGCTATGAGCAAGTCAACGCAGCACTTCACCCAATGGTTGGGGATAGAGCATAAGGTCCCCGTGATGTTGGAGAACCGCTCCGGCAAATACATCACCTACGGCTTTGCGAACGAGTACCCCTACTACCTGCTGGACAACTATCGCAGGTCGTCCAAGCACAACGCTATTGTCAACGGCAAGGTGAACTACATCATGGGCGGTGGATGGCAGGCAGGCGACAACCTGACCGTGGAGCAACAAGCCCGGTTCATCAAGTTTTTCGACGGAATGTCCAGCACCGAGGACTTGAACGACATCACGGAGAAACTGGTCTTGGACTTGGAGATTTTCAACGGCTTTGCGGTCGCAGTTACTTGGTCCAAACTTGGGACCATCGCCAAGATGGAGCACGTTCCGTTTGAAAAAATCAGGGTTGACAAGGAGGAGAAGATGTTTCAGGTGGCTGACTGGTACAACGACGACATGATGCAGTTGTTCCCCAAGGTCGGGGACATCGAGAAAATCCCTGCCTTCGACCCGGAGAACCGCCTCGGAAAGCAGTTGTTCTACTATCGTGTGTACGCAGCAGGCGTGAAGCACTACCCGCTCCCCGAATACATCGGAGGGAACGCTTGGATTGAGGCAGACGTGCAAGTGGCGAACTTCCACAACAACAACCTGCGCAACAACTTTTGGGGGGGATACTTGATCAACTTCAACAACGGGATCCCAACACCCGAAGAGCAGGGCGACATCGAGAGGCAAATCAAACGCAAGTTTTCAGGGACCGACAACGCTGGTCGCTTTGTTGTAACCTTCAACGACGATGCAGCCAAGGCCCCAACACTTGAACCGCTCACTCCGAGCGACATGGATAAGCAGTTCGAGATTTTGAACAAAGCCATTCAGCAGGAGATATTCATCGCACACCGTGTAACCAACCCCATGCTTTTCGGGGTCAAGACCGAGGGCCAATTGGGTGGACGCAACGAATTGGTCGAGGCTTACGAGTTGTTTAAGGCAACATATGTGAACGACCGGGTGCGGAAAGTGGAGCGGATGATCAACTACTTGGGATCCTTTAATGGCGTGGAAGGTATGGAACTTATCCCCGTTGAGCCTATCACGGAGCGGCTAAGCGAACAAGCCCTCTTGCAGATAATGACCCAAGACGAATTGAGGGAAAAAGCGGGTCTGCAACCTTTGAAAAAGCCTGCCGACGTGGTTGGACCTAATCCCCAACCCGACGAGCAACCGCAAGCCGTGGAAGCCTTGCAGAGCAACGACAACATCAAGAAACTATCGGGCAGGGAGTACCAAAACCTGATGCGTATTGTCAGGCAGTATATGCAGGAGAAAATCACGCTGGAGATGGCTCGGACCATGCTTTCGGCTGGATTCGGTTTGTCTGCCCAAGAGATTGACACGATGCTCGGAGTGCAGTCCCAAGAGTTTAGCGAACCGACTTGGGGCGAAGAAGACGACGAGGACTACGGATGGGGCGACGAAGAGTTCAAGGTCTTGGAAGTGGTTGCAAGCAAGTTCGGATGCCATGCCGACGATTACCATGTGATGCACTCCAAGCCGATGCGGTTCGACACCAACATCGACGAAAACATCCGTTTGGCCTTTGCCGAACTGGGCGAGGAAGAGAAAGAGTTGGACCTGAAGATTGAGGCGTATCGCAAGAAGAACCGGGACGCAAGCGTTGAAGAAATGGCCAAGGAGTTCGGGGTCAGCAAGGCCAAGGTCGCCAAGCGGGTCGCCTACCTAATCACCAAGGACCGCTACCCAATCAGCAGGGCCGTGGACAAGATAGCCGAGCAGAATCTTCCCAAGAACGTGAAGGAAGTTGCCGAGCCTGTACTTGAGGTCCGCTACAAATACGCATGGGCCACAGGGTTCAGCAACAAGGACAAAGGTTCCAGCCGTGAGTTTTGCAAAGTGATGCTTGACTTGGCCGGGCAGGGCAAGGTTTACACACGGGAGGACATCGACGGGATTTCTGCAATCATGGGCTACTCCGTATGGAATCGCAGAGGCGGTTGGTATCACACGCCCAGCGGAGTGAATCGCCCCCAATGCAGGCACGTATGGGAGCAGCAACTGGTAATCCGTAAAGGCAATAAAATCACGAAGGCATGAAGGCACTATTCATAAGCGAAGAAACGCTACTGGACAATAGCATCATCAACGAGAACGTATCCTACACCCAAATCCGTCCAACGGTTGTCAAGGTGCAGGAGATGCGGATTCAGCCCATCGTTGGCTCTGCACTCTACGGGGAATTGGTTACGCAGGTCGTCAGCGGTTCAACGTCTGCACTCAATCAAACGCTGCTGGAGGATTACATCCAGCCGGCTATGATTCAATGGCTTTACTACGAGTTGCCGATGGTCCTTGCGTTTAAGTACATGAACAAAGGAATGGTCCGTAGAACGAGCGAAGAGTCCTCACAAATGAGCATGGAGGAAATCACCCGGCTAACCGACAAAGTGAAGAACGATGCCGAGTGGTACTCCGAACGCATTACCCGCTACCTCATGGAGAACCGCAACTCCTATCCCTTGTGGAACTCGCCTCCGTCTGCTTTGGATACCATCTACCCGAACGCTACCAACTACCGAACCGGGATGGTCTTGGACCGCAACCGAAGGATGGGAATCAGCAACCTTGACTACCCCTACCCCTACGGACAACTTGGGGCGTGTAACGACTGCTAAGCATGGGAGCGCATAAAAAAAACATACTGAAACTTCAGACTTATGTCATGGATAAAAATCAAGCAGGCTCTCTTGGACCTTGCAAATGCTCATCCACAGGTCAACTCCTTCGGGACGGGCGACCCTCTTGCGGTAGGCACGGACAACACCATCAATCTTCGAACCCCAAGTCGTGAACGCATCGTCTATCCGCTCGTGTTTGCAGATGTTCAGTCTGCAAGTACTGACGCTGGTACTTTGGACTTGGTGGTCGGTGTCTATTTTAGCGACCGGGTGGAGTCCATCAAACCGATGGGCGGAGTGGTTTCGGGGAGTCCTACGCTGGGTTGGCAGGATAACGAAGATGAGGTTTTAAGCGACCAGTTACAAATCGCACAGGACTTCATATCGTCGCTTACAAACGACCCGAACGAGGACTGGACCCTCTCATCCAGCGTGAGCCTTACGAGGTTTGTAGAGAGCAGAGATGACCGCACGGCAGGATGGCAGGCGACGATGACTTTTGAAATCCCTTACGGCCATTCGGTTTGTGAAATTCCCACATAAAAGACATTTACAATTAAACGCTAAAAAATGCCTACACCCATATTGCAACAAATGCTCGGACAGGGCGGTACGATGGAGTTTATCAATGGAACCGTAACTGGAAAGAACTACGACTTCCTTGTAGTCAACACCGCTGCCACCTTCACAACTTTAACAGGAACTGGCAGCGAAAACCTGCTAACCGCTTACAACTTTTCGGGGGCTTCTATTTCCGCTGGCATCGTGATAAGCGGTCGCAACGGTGGTAAGATTACTGCCGTTACTCCAAGCGTCGGTTCGGTTATCGGTTTTACATTCCTGTAAGCAATGCTGATAGGTTACGGCTACGGCTATCCCACAAACCAACTGCTTGGCGGTGGCAACCCGTTTTGGCTTGCCTTCAATCAACGTGCAGACGCTGACGGGGCTTTGCCTGCGGAGGCTGCGGTCAATGGATGCCTCCAAACCCGATTCCTTAACTCCTTCCAATCTTACGCTTTCTTCGTCTTTTATTCAAACTCTTGGCTACCGTTTATGCAACGGGCGAATACCGACACGGCTAACGCTGCGGAGGTCGCCTTCATCAACTGCCTCGAAGTTCGAATGTATAATCTTTTAAACGCATAGCAGATGCCTGCAAGCCCATCACTCCTTATCGTCCCTGCTCGTTTTAAGACGGGGAAACTTTACACCCAAATCGCTACGACTTCGGCTGGGGTTGTGTTGGCAAGTTCGGGGGACTTTAACGTAACCCGTGCCACGACTGCGACCCGATTCAATTCGGCTGGCCTTATTGAAAGCGTCGCAAGCGGTGTGCCTCGTTTGGACTACTTTACCAGCGGTGGGACTGCTGGATGCCCTGCGTTGTTGGTGGAGGCGAGTGGGTCGAATGCGTTGTCATACTCCGAGGAATTTGACAACGCTGCGTGGGGCAAAAGCGCAATGACGGTTTCAACGGGAACAACGGCTCTTTTTACTGCACCCGACGGAACCACAAATGCCGACAAGATTATTGCAACAAGCGGAAATGTCGCTCATAATATTAATCGCTCAGGCATCGCAAGTGCCGCCTACACTTTTAGCGTGTTTGCAAAAGCAGGCGAAGAATCGGTCATAAGTTTGTGGTTGCGTGGGGCATCGGTTAAAGCGGAATTTAATTTAGTTAGCGGAACCGTCAGCAACATAACAACAACATCCGCAAGGATTGAGAATTACGGCAATGGATGGTATCGTTGCACGGTTTACGATTCTACCGCAGGAACTACCGCTCATGTTTACGGAAGAGGCGGTGCAGCATACGCAGGCAATGGTTCGGATGGTTTCTACCTATGGGGCGCACAACTTGAAACAGGCTCCGCAGCCACATCCTACATCCCCACAACCACCGCAGCGGTAACCCGCAACGCAGACGTGATAAATGTAACAGGCGCAGTCAGCGGTTGCATCGGGCAAACGGAGGGGACGATTTATGCGGAGGTGGATTTGAGGAATACATCAAGCGGAAAAAGGCTTTTTCTTTTATCCGATGGAACTACTCAAAATGAAATAAGAGTAACATCTTCAGCAACAAATGCAGGAGATTTGCAGTTTGCCGTTCGGTTGGCAGGAACTTTAATTCTCAATGCATTTAGTCCAACAAATGTTTATTCAAATGGGATTTTTAAAATTGCAGCCGTATACAAAAGCACTGACTACGCATTATATGTAAATGGCTTACAGGTTTTAACAGGTAATGCAGCAGGCAATATACCTGCTTGTAATAGGGTTGATATTGGTAGCCAACTTGGAACATCAAATTTCCTAAACGACCGCATCCGTACCGCTGCCCTCTACACCACAAGGCTCACCAACGCTGAACTCGCTGCCCTTACAACCTAACGATGGCTACCTTCCGCAAGTATATCTTCCCCAAGCAAGCCGACGCTGACAAGGTGCTGGCTCTCTGCACAGGCACGACCGCTGCGGTTTCCCTTGGGGTCTTGGATGGCTTTATCTGCTATGACATCCTTTGGGAGGGCGACGCACCCGAAGATGCTACCCAGTACGAAACTTGGCCCGAACCCTGCGGAGTTCACTCCTTCCTCGGATGGGACGAGCAGTACGCAGCCGACTACGAACAACACAAATCCCTATGAGATTATTCCGCAAACGCAACACCGAAACCCCAAAACTCCCAATAATGAAATCAGCCGTCATCGCTTTACTTCGCCACCTGTTAACCTTCATCGGTGGAACACTCGTCGCCAAAGGCTTGTTAGACACCGAAACTTTGCAAGAGATTATTGGTGCATTAATCACCTTGTTGTCAGTTGGTTGGATGACAATCGATAAAGTAAAGGTCAAGAAGTGAACCTAATAGAAACCACCATCGTCGGGAGCGTTGCAGCAATCGTCGGTGGAGCGGTCGCTTGGTTCACCAAGGGCCGTGTAGAATCGGACTCCCTGCAAGTCAGGCAAG